TGCATTCCCATGGGACAACTCAGGCAAAGATAGTCTTGAACAGTTGCAAGCTCTCCTCAAGGAAACAGGCAGAGAAGTAACCTTGCAGGAATTGCAAGAGATGCAGCGTAAATTAATCTATGAAACAGATCCAAGGTTAGATCCAAACTTTGAGTCTAGTGAAGGAGAAATAGCATGAGTGTAACAATGTACAGTAATAAATCTGACTTACTTAACTCTGGTGATCGTTACTCATGCGATCAAAATTCTTCAACTTTTGGAATTAACAATAAACTTATCTCCTCTTTAATTCAATTAGAATGCGAATATGCAAATGACAAACACAAGTATTTGAATAGAGGTGCTATAATTTATGGTTACAGTACAAAGCAAGAAGCATGGCAAGAATTAAAATACTTTAGAAAACAAACATTTGCTCACTTAAGAATAAGTCTCGTAAAAAATTATCAAGCGCCAACTTTACCTAAAGATTGGGTGCGTCCTTGTTTTCTAATTTATGACCATGAGAAAAATGCTTGGTGCGTTTGGAAAGGACGAGAGGTAAGAGTTGAGAATCAACTTTGGAATAAGTATATGGATAAACTTATTAAGGAAGTAGAAGACTATTACAGGCGTAAGAAGCAAGGAGAAACTTAATCTTTAGGTCATATAGCCTCTTAAAGGCGTTTTAACACCCACATGGGTATATTGACCTTCTTTTTATACAAAAGCGTTTTCTAGACCCCATGATCGTAACGCAATGGCATGCTATGAGATACCATGTAAGTCATTTGTAGTCTAAAATGGTTTCTTATCATGTAATCTAGTTTCAACACGGGTTGAGAAACGCCCGGTTGGTTTAGTAAAGGTTAGTTTAGTTGCACGAACCTCACCATTTCTATTCTTTGCAACATTGCAAATGATATCATCATTGGTTGGATCTACTTCTTTCTCTCGATGCATGAGAAGCACGCAATCTGCATCTTGTTCTATACTTCCTGACTCACGCAGATCTGATAGCATGGGATTGCGGTTAGCACTTTCTAACGCTCTGTTGAGTTGCGAGAGTGCAAGCACGGGAACTTCATACTCCATTGCAATTGCTTTCAAGGATCGAGAAATGTGGCTAACCTCTTGCACTCGTGAGTCATGCCCAGGTGAAGATAGCAGTTGCAAGTAATCGACCACGATTAAACCAAGCTCACCTTCAAGTCTCTGTTTTGCAATGAATGCTTCAATACTTTGCATGGTAGCTTGATTATCATCCTTGAAAGTTATAGGCCAACCTTGCATGGCTTGCACTTGTGTCTCTAACTTTTGTTTATGTCCTGCATTGAGAAATCCCTTGCCTGTTGGTTTGCGCACACCACTTGCATTGGAAAGTAATCTACCAGCACATTCACTTGCAGACATTTCTAAGCTTGCATAGCTTGCACGCAGGCCACGCTTTGCAGTTTCGTATGTCATTTGTATTGCAAGTGCTGACTTTCCTACTCCTGGGCGTGCTGCAAGGACGTACAAGCTTCCTTTCTTGAATCCACCGCCAAGAATAGCATCTAACTTTTCCAATCCTGTTGGGATTGCTTGCGTGCCACCTGCATCCACTTCAAGAAATTCTGCAAATGCTTCTTTGCTTGCAGCACCACATGCAACCACACCCTTTCTTTGACTGAGTGATTTTGCAATGGTGTTTACAAAGGTCTGACTTATTTCTTCTGCTGGTTTACTCTCCTTTAAATCATCATTGGCTTGGTACAAAGCACGCTCCACACTTCTTGTATTACGATGGTTTATTAAATATTCAATGTATCTTTCTATGCCACCACCACCATACTTCTCACTCAAAAAGATTACTTCTTGTTTTAGCTCTGGATGTTCTATGATTATATCAATTTCATTGGCAGGTGATAAACGTAGGCACGTCTCAAAGATCGTGGAACGATCCATGCTACTAAAGTCATCCTTGGTAAGTGCTTCACCTGCTTGTGCGGTTGCCACTCCACTTTCATCATGCAGCATGGAGGAGAGAACTGCTTGCTCTGCTAATTCAACATCAATCATCCGGGTGCTTGGTAGTCACATCAAAATTTAAGCCATGAGTTGAAACAGAATTATTTACCACGTTGTCATACCCTCCATCATTCAACCATGAGTTTGGATGTTTTGCATAATTTCCTTTCTCGTGAAAATGTTGATTGTATTTCTCTGCAACTATCTTCGGATCAAGCTGTGAAAGATCATCCCAATTTAATCTGATAGTCTTTACAACTCGTCTTGCAAATTGTTGGTTTTTACATACTTCCCAGAATGCTTGAAACCATGCATGAGTTTCCTCTTTTTTTGCATCCTTATTTTTTGTCTCTGTATTATTTTTCATTATATCTTTAGATATAATAACATTATCTACACACGTGTGCGCGCGAGGATTGTAATACGGGGGTATTACATTGGCATTTTGGATGGTCGGTGCAATGAACTGTGAAATCGCTGCTTTCACGACCTCAGATTTCCTCATTCCTGTAAGCTCACAAAACAACATTAATCGTGCGTTTGCGGACTCGTTTAATCGGAATGATGTGGTGTAACTTTTTCCTTCTTCTTTTTCTTCTTCTGTTGTCATTTTTATGCTCCTATTAATGCTGCTATCCATGCAAATATCATCCATACCCAGGTGATAAGTGCTGCTGTAAATATTGCTGTAATTATTATTTTATTCATGATTTTATTAAGTGTATTCATGTGTAACTTATTGTAGTTAGTTTATCGTTTAATGATACTACTCGCATAATTTTTTATGCGTTGCACGGGTATCAAGTATGCTTTCTTGGCATGGGAATCTCCCTTGCCTGTGAATTGCCTCAAGGGTGGATTCTGCTCCACGATGAGATCCTTTAGTTGCTTTGGGGTTATAAATATAAACTCAGTCTTAGTATCAAATATCCACCAATCTGCGGTGGTTGCCATTAACCCAGATCGCTTTCCATACATCTCCACTTCCACCACGAGATTGCCGGAATAATGAGCCTTCCAATCCTGCTTTACCTCATAGCCTTGCTTCGTATTGGCTAAGAAGAAATCGAAGCCAGAGAACTTGCCTGGTATGGGTATGGGCTTATGCCCCTTGGATTGGAAGAACTCAATTAATTCGGCCTCACGCAGCTTGCCAACAGATAGGCTGGTGTCAAACTCAGTCATGGACGCTCACTTCTACCCACGTCTCTTCTTCATTGTAGGTTTTGACTTTCTCTTGACTGACTTCGAGGGTGATCGCTTGAGGGTCATCTTCTGGTATAATGTCCGCAGCCCGGAGCGAATCGACAAGGTACTTGACTCCCCCAACAAGGTTGTCCGGGTCGCAGATTCTGACTCGCTTGGAGATAATGCGGACTCGATGGCGATCATCGCCTCCTTCTGCATTTCTCTCTTCTCTTTGACTCGCGCCCACCGATTCATACCCAGAAGTGTGTTCAATGAAGGGGTTCGTTTCTTCACGCACAGCGTTATTTTTTCTCCCTTTTCCATCACTAATTGGCATTTATATTTCTTCCCACTAGGTTAATCTTGGCTGCCATCTCCCTGTCACATTCAAGTAAATCATGGATCTTATTACAGGTGTGGGATATATTGCTATGATTACGATCAAAGACCTTGCCCAGCTCTTCAACCTTATATCCCTGTTTGCGACTATAGAAGATTGCACATTGGCGTGCCAATGATACATCCTGTGTGCGTTTCCTACTTTCTATCTCTGCAACACTTACACCAAGAGTCTTGGCACATATCTCTTTAATATCATCAATAGATATCATGCATTCTCTGTGTGTATATATAGTGATGTCAGGGTCACTTTGATTATTCATATCCTCACCTGCCAATGTAGACACTAATTGCTTCAGTGCTGCATGTAATACCACAACCGCGCCTTCAAAGTTCTGATTACTGATATGATCTTCAGCATATTTCAGCACTTTATCCATCTCGTTTATTTTCAATCGATTAGCCATTCGTCACTGCTCCTTCCCTCAGTTTTTAACCACTTGTTAATTTCACGCTTATCCCATGCAAATCCACGCCCACCTCGGCCACTAGTGCCACTGATAATGTAACATGTTAATCCTTCATCCTCGTGGAATTGATCCAAGGATGTCTGTGATTTAAAGCCAAGTATTTCGAGTGCTTTCTTGCTGGAAATAAGATACTTCTTTGCTCCTTGATTCCTACCCATTACGCCACCCTTTGGTTAGCCCAACGCAAGGCATTGGAAAATTCATACATCGATATGGTCTGCCTGTTACGGATCTTCCTGGTCTCAATCTTATGTTCCTTAATTATCTTATAAACATAACTGCGACTCACACCAAACTTCTCGCTGGTCTTACTTATAGACAAACGATTCTCAGTGAAAGGCGTGCCAAGATTTAATGTTTTAATATCATCCGAATAGCCGGGCCATACATCGGTACGCAAACATTCACCATAAATTTTAATCGCTTCAAGCACACGGGGTACTTCACGTTCAATATCATTGTTATCTATATGGTAACATGCAGTTGCATATGGTTCACTCTTCTCGACAACCAAGAACACAAACTGCTTGGGTCGCTCGCCCATCTGCCGTAATGCGGTCATGTAGAATGCAGCCTGGAATGCATAGCCAAATTGACGCACGCTTTTGGCAAAGCCTTTCTCACTTGCATCCATTGTAGTCTTTAAGTCTATGACCATTCCATTCTCGCTATTGTACAAGTCAGGACGAACCTTGCAGGGCGTACCTTCGATCTCGAAGTATCCCGTATGTTCAATCTTACTTGCCGGATGATATAGCATCTCTAGTAACAATGGATGCATTCTTGCAGATGCAGCTACTTCCATGCACATAGAATAATCAGACTCTGGTAACCAACGCTTGTTAGGTTCTGCTGCTTCCATCTCTGCAAATGCATCCTTGTATGCTTTGGTTCTGCTAGAATTACCATCAATCTCTGTTGGCTTGCATCCAAATTCAATATCAACTAATGCAGGCTCAAGTGTAGCTGTATGTACCATGCTGCCATTTAATAGGGCAGGGGTACTTGGCGTGGGGAACTTCATCGAATGCTTCACCTTGAGTGGGCAAGAGCCAAGCAATTGTCTTGCCCGGCTCGAACCCAACGCAGGGTCTGCATGATAGTCCTCGTTACTAATATTAGGACGTAACATATCAATAAGGGACTTCGTCCTCGTCCTCCTCTACGGGTGGTTCAAACTCTGCAAATGGATCTTCGCCATCAAATAATGCCGGAAGATTGATTACCTTTAATTCTGCCTTTGCAATAGCTCGTAAATCCTCACTCATCTTCTTTATCGGTTTTGGATTCATGGCATAAGTTGTGTCAAGACCTTCACCATTTCTTACCACACTGATGTCGTACTTTCTGCAGTCACCCCAATCCTCATCATTGGCTAACTGCAATAACTCTGATTGTAGTTTAGTCTGCGTCATTTCCAATATCTGCACTTTACTCTCTGCATAATTATAAACCACAAACGCATAAAAACTGCGTGGTTTATCCTCAAATGCTTGGGGTGCTTCTGCACCTTCTGCCCAGCGGATGGGACGCTTCTTGCCATCCACAACTGCCCAGCCTAACGTTCCACATATAAAGCCTGGAGTAGGCTTATCATCACTACTTCCGATTATTCGGAACTTATTATCTCCCTGCTGAAACCTCATATAGTTTCCAGCGCCACCACCACCTTCTGAAGGTGCTTTTATATTACTTGGTAAGAATGCCATAATTTTATTTATTTATCGTTTTTGTATTTTGTTGTTGCTTATTGTATTTTGTCATGCTTTTTAAGGTGCATGAGCAAAACCCGTGAAAATCTAACTAAACCCTTATCCCTTCGTTTACACTCTGAAGTGCGTAAAACTATTAAGACCCTCAGTGAGGATACTGGTCTTCTCCAAGCCCAGCTCTATGACATGGTTCTTCGTGCAGCTTGTAAGACAATTGCTGAGAATGACATGAAGTTTGAGCTTCCGTTGAAGTTTGAGCTTCCAAAAAAGAAATAAGTAATTGCTGCAAGTCTGTAATCTGTACAACACTAGGGCGGTCTGCAAATATCTCGACTGCCCCGTTTTCTTTTATACGAAATTCTATACCATTAAATACTGCTGTTGTTATCATAACTAATTGTAGTTGATTGTAGTTTAAATTATTGTTTTTGCATATTGGTTATATGCATGGGGTATTTTTAATTATGCGATCTTACTCGCAGATATAGTAGGTAACCCACTATATATCTGATCCGTCAACTTAGTGTCAGCATGACCTAACGCTTTACTTGCCGGATAAATTCCATTGCTTCGCATCAATCGATGTCCGCAGTATTTTCTTAATAAATGAACAGCATACTTTTCCTTCACGCCACACTCTTCTTTTAAGAATTGTGCAAAGTATTCACGAATTTTTACCTGTCCACAATTCAAGATTAAGTCATTAAAGTCACGCATCTCCATGACCTTGTCCCAAAAGGTAGGGTCGCATGGCCTGTCCTGGAACTCACCACCACATTTAGGATTATGAATACGAATGCATTTGTTGCCTTCTATATCCTCATATAAATCACTCCACCTTGCTCGCCTCATCTCTGAGTTACGCAAGCCAAGGCCATACGCAAGTAAGTACGCTTTGTAAAAAATTGGTTTAGTTTCCTTGATCGATTCACACTTCTCTATGATGACATTGATGTCATTGGTAGGAACAAATGATTTTACAGGTTGTTGCTTAACCACTGTGGTTGTCCAATTTACCATGTAGCTCGTCTCAATTCCTATCTCATCATACCATTCGATCATACCACGTGAAAATAAAGACTTACTTAATTTCAATCTTTGTGCGCCTTCTGGAAAGTTACGCAAAAAATGCTTAGGTAAAATTAATCCACTCTCAGGATGCCTGCCTCCCAAGTACCTAGTATCCAGATCCACACTCATCTCTAGTTTTTCCAAGACATACCTAAATGCATTAGCGCAATTACGCTGGGTCTCGTAGTTAGGAATGTTGAATGATGTACTACGACAATCTTTGTAGGCGTAAATTAATTCGATTAGAAGGATTGTCCGTGCAGGTGGTTTCTTATAATTCAGTACAATATTATTAGACATATTTCGTGGGGTATCTGATAGTATGCTCTTTCTGTTTATACTGATTAACTTTTTATGTAAAGCTTTTGCGTTAGTTTTTATTTTGTGCATTTTCTTAGTTGGTATTTATGTGGGTTTTAATACCCCATTGCACTTTCTGAGCGAACTTGCGTGACATTTCTGAACGAAAGTGCAAGGAATACTATTTTAGTAGATGTATAATTCCTTGTCTTGGTATCACAAAAAGCAAAAAATGTTTTTATGTCAAACACATTGTGTATTTTTTTTAACTTTATTTGGTAACGCTAGTAATGCAGTCCAAAAAAAGCCACCCGAAGGTGGCTAGGTGCTGACACTCCTGCCAGCTAACTCAAGGAATTACTACGTCCCTTTTGTAAATGCTAAGTTAGTTTGAGTTGTTGATTTTGTCAAGTTACTCTAACTCTAACTCTGGAATATTTGGTATGCTTGGCATCTTTCCAATGTTCTCTATTGCTCGCTTCTTTGCTTTATATTCCTTGATACGCTTCTTGCGTTTGTAGTCTGCACCTGCACCAAAATGTTGGCTATATATCTTACCAATAAAAGGTATATTTTTTTCTATAATTCTACCTGCTCTTTCAAAATCTCCCTTTAATGGTGCTTCTATACCTACCTCAACTAACTCTGTTACTTTAGGTGGCATAAAAATATCTATCGCACCATAGTATGGATCATCCGCAAGTCTTCTTGCAGTGTATCTACTTAATCCAAATAGGGTAAGAATTGCATCTGCAGCAGCACCTGCAACATTCTCCTTTTTAGGGACTTGATCTCCTGTCATACCAGGCTTGTCATCTCTATCAAGTAGGTAATCTTTAAATAAGTTATTTGCAGTCATGCCACCACCAAACAGTACAGACAAGCGTATGCCTTGCCTGAAGCCATCACTTATCTCATTTGCATTTCCGCTTGCAAGTTTTCTTGTTATATCTCTGCGAGTAGTTTCAAGTTGTTTAAGTGCAAAACTTTTAAGAAAGTATGCAGGTCTAGCACCAGGATTCCTTAGATAAAACTCTGAATATTCTGACAATGATATGGGTTGTGTCTTTGCAAGTTGTGAGAATAAATATGTTTTAACATTAGGATCATTTGCATCGCCACGCTTGAGGGCATCTAGGAATTTCTTTGTTTCTGGCCCGTAGTATTCTGACATCTCCTTTGCAAAATCTTGGTACTCTTTGGATCTTACATTAGCAACTTTCTTACGAGCTTTCAAAAACGCACCATTTAGGTTGGACTCTTTCATTAATTCGTCCATGCGTTTGAATTGCACCTTACCTAAAGTATATCTCAAGGTTTTATTAAGTGCTTCTTTAGCAACTCCAAACTTACCTCTTTGTGATTGGGATAATGGATCGGAAAACTCTTTCGCAATGTCATCAAGTCCCAAATCCTTTATTGTTATACCTGTTCTAGCGGCAGTCTTTGGTGCAGTTGTTAATGTATTTAAAGTACCATTACGATATGCGTTAAGCATAAACTCAGATGCCTGTGTNATTGTTGATATTGGATTACCAATACTTGCAAGGTACATANCATCTCGGTAGAATTGTGCGCCCTGNCCTATAGATTTTTCNCCACCAGATAATCTAGCATCAAAAAGTTCGTTGATCTTTATAGNATCATCACCTGATATTTTACCTCTTTGTTTTAGCTTAGATAAAAGCTCTGTGTATCCTTCGACACCTTTTACTTTTCCTGTGAACTTATTTTTTGCAACCCGGTAGGTTACATTGTTTATATAGTTCTGTATGTTCTCTTCAAGGCCACCATAGAATGGAAGTATATCATCTTCAATTTTATCAATGACACGATTCTTCATAAAGCCTGGTGTGCCATCACCTGTGTACTTAGTCCCTTCTAGGTATTTCCTTATCGCTTCACGCTCTTCAAATTGTGTCAGTGGTTTTGGACTAGTAGGTAATGCACCACCTTGAGGTACTTTGTTTTTATCTAAGTATGCTTGGTTGATTGCTTTATCAATTTCAGATTTTGCATCCACTCCAATATGCTTACGATACCCATCATAATCTTTCATTATGCGTGGTAGATAATCTTTTCTGTAAGGTACATCTATACCATTATCGGTAGCTAGTTTATGTA